CTTGCCACCGACGCGGTCAGCTTCGATCGCGGCGTTGATGAGCGACTCTTCCTCGGTCATCGTGGTCGCAGCGATGACGGTTCCCAGGAGCCGGCCGTCCAGGTTGCGATCGCCGAGGTTGTTGAAGTTCTCACCGCCGGTCGGAGCCGCGACAGGCAGCCAGGCGTCGAAGCCTGACAAGCAGAGCTTGGTGGGCGTCGCGCTGTTCTGCCGGTTGCCCGACTTGAAGATGAAGTCGCCGGTCGAGATGCCGGTAACCGTGTTGAGCACCGCCGACATGGTCAGCGTCCCGTTGGCCACCGTGCCGAGGCCCGCAACGGTCAGGACCGAGCCGGCGTTGCGCAGGACCGCCGTCGAGTTGGCAATGCTGAACACCAGGTCCATGCCCTTCTCGTAAAGGACGATGTCCTCCTTGACGGCGAGGATCAGCGACGTGGTCGCGAGGTTGGTCGAGGCGTCGATGTTGCCGATGCAGCCGAACCCATCGCGGTAGATGTTCGTGCAGAACGAATGCATCGTCCCGTCGAGGATGCCGTCGATCTGCGCGACGAACTTGTCGTAGACCGTGCCCATCTTGTCGCTGGCCGTCGCGATGAGCAGACCCGCGATGGTCGCGCGTCCGTAGTCGGTGACCCACGGGACCTGGGCCTGCTTGACCGTGGTGAAGCCGTAGGTCGTGTCCTCCGACTTCGCCGCGGCGATCGAGTAGGTCGCCGACGTTGCCGGCGAGTTGCCAACGCGCATCATGTACGGCGCGAACTCGCCGCTCCATGATTTCTTGCGAAGCATGGCGCCCGCAGGCCCCTTGCTCCAACCAACGTAGCCGAGAAACGAATCGTCATAGCGGCGCTTGAGGCCGCTAGTCAGGTTTGCGAACGTTGCGCCAGTTGCCATCGAAACACCTCGTGGTGAGTTGGGTTGCGGTCAACCCGGTCACGGCGCGAATGGGTGTTTCGAGATGCGGAACGTTTCGAAGTGGGCGCCAGCCCGGTACTAGCTATCGACGATGTACACCTGCGAACGAAAGTCAAACCTTATCGACGAAGGCCAACTCCCGTTTGATCTGGGCGTCAATCTCCTCGCGGCTCGGCATCTGCCCATCGTTGCCGCGCGCCCACAGCGACTTCGGCTTGGCGTCAGGGCGCGACCCATTGCGGCGGCTCACCGATGGCGGCGCTTCGGGGCGAGCATTGGCGTTTCCGCCATTGGTCGCCCGGTCGGCAAGGGCGGCAAGGCCAGGCTTCTCCTTGCGCCAGTAGCTCTCGGCAGCCTTGGCGGCATCGGGCACGTAGTCGGCGATCTGCCCGGTCTTGCCCTCGTTCAACCACATCTGATGGGCCGTGGCCAGGATGAGCTGGTGGCCGTTGTCGACCGCGCGAGTCACGGGCAGGTCGAGCTCCTTGGTCATGTCCTGGATCGCAGCGATCGCTTCCTTCTCGGCGCGCACGCCGTTCTCCTTCTGCGAATCCTCCAGTGCCTTGCGGTCAGCTGCTCGCTCGTCTTTGAGCGCCTTCAACTCGGCGCGCAGCTCCTCGATGGCGGCCTCTTCGGGCTTCGGCGCTGGCTTGGACGGCTTGGCCTTGTCACCGCCGATGAGCAGCGCCTCAAGCGCCTCCTCTGCGCTCATGCCGCGCTCTTGGAGCAGGTCTCCCAGCGTGCCTTCCTTGATGGCGGCGCGCAGCTTGGCGGCTTCGGCGGTGGCCTTGCTGCGCTCGCCCTGCTCGGTCTTGAGCGCCTCTTCGAGCTTGCGGGCCTTCTGCTCGGATTCGAGCGCGCGCAACGTCTCGCGCCGGCGCTCCGAATTGGTCGGCTTGGCCGCCTTCGGCTCGGTTGTCTCTTCTGGCTCGGCCTTCTCTTCCTTGGCCGGCTCGACAACCTCGGGCTTCCCAGTCTCGGGGTCTATGACGTGCGCGTCGTTGACGCCGCTTTGAGGGCCGTCCTGGGCGTCGTTGTTCCACTCGATGACGAGCGGTGCGCCCTTGGCGTAGACGCCAGATGGGGCGGATGCCGGCGCCTGGGCCGAGGCTGCGGGGGCGGGAGCGGATGCTGCTGGAGCAGGTGCTGCGGAACCTTTCGACATTGGGACTCCTGTTTCGTTTTAGGCGGCCGGGCGAGCGCCAGGCGCGGATTGCTCGAGCATTTCGGGAGAAGCTCCTTGGAGCGCCGGCGGGGCCGGCTGCTGCATCGGCGGGGCGGCCATTTGCTTGGCCAGCCTGCGCTGGTTGGTGTCGATGAGCCGTCGCATCAGCGACATGTGCTTGTCCGGGTAGGCCGAGCCGTCCGAGAGCGCCAGGAAGTAGCGATTCTTGGCGTAGCTGTCGAGCGACTTCGGGTCGAAGTATTTGTCGGGCTGGCGGTAGATGCCCTCCTCGAGAATGTCGTCGATGAGCCATTCCATGCCATAGGACTGCGCGAGCTGCAGGTCGACGATCGGCGCGATATCGGGCATGTCGAGGGCGCGGAGGGCGTCCTCCTTTGACATGAAGCCGCCCTTGATGAGCTCGACAGCCTTGTCCAGCCGGCCCGAGAGCGACTGGCCGAAGACGCTGGTGGGGGTTGGGCGGATCTCCCACTCGGCTTCGAGGTCGCCGAAGACAAGCTCCTTGAAGGCGCCGCGGTGCATGGCTTTCCACTTCACCGGGACGCCTGCGCGCGCCAGCTCGATGCCAAAGCGGTTCCACCAGACGGCGGTATCGACGCGCATCGTTTCCCAGACCTGCGACAGGTTGGCCAGGCGGTCGCTTTGCAGCTCGGACTCTTCCTGGATGGCGACGGCGCTGGTACTACCCTTCTGCCGCGTACCGTTGGCCAGGAACTGCGACACGCCCAGCGTCTCGTACGCCTGCGTCTTCAGCAGGTTGATGTACTGGTAATGCCCCAGGTCGACCGCCGGCGGCGTCATGACCGTGGGGGGCGTGTTCACGTACGGCACGCCCATCACGTAGGCGTTGGTCAGCAGTCCGATCGCGTTCTCGTTCTGCTGGTAGGCGATGATCTTCGTGGCCGCGTTGCGGAACGCCTCGCGCAACGTCGTCTGCATCTCGTTCAGCTCGAGCTGAATCGACCGCAGCGGCGTGACAGCGCCCGTTCCCCAGAAGCCGACCTGGCCCTCGTCGAAAGTGTTCTGCACCAGCGGAAAGCCGTCGTACTTCCACTCCTCGACCTCGCCGATCACCTGGTCAGCTACCACGGTCAGGTGACGCCCGTTGGGCCCTCGTTTCCAGGCTTCGACGCAGCGGATCAGCTCTCGGTTGCTGGCGTAGATGATCCCTTCGGGCGGCCCGCAGATTCCAGCCGCCAGCGTCTGGCGGTCGATCTTGTAGCGCGCCTCGGCCTGTTCGATCGGGATGTAGGTCGTGTGGTACGCGCATTCGGGCATGCGGTAGATGCTCTCGGCCTCGTCGAATAGGAACTCCCACGATGGGAAGCGCCCGACGCAGACGCTGTCCAGTTTACCGTCCGTGTCGTGCAACGAGTCCTTGTAGACCTTGAGCACGCCGCCGTCGCCGGTAAGCATGTCCCGCAGCGCCAGCGACGCCTCGGCCTGGTACGCCTGATCCTGCGCCCACGAGTCGGACATCGCCGTTCTGTCGCGCGCGCCCCGACGGGCCTTGTAGTCGCCGCCGTTCGGCAGGAACTGGGCGCGTGGGCGAAACGAGCAGATGCGGTTCCTGATCGTGTTGACGATGGAATAGCAGACGTTGAACACCAGGCTGTCCGGGTTCCACAGCCGCTCGTAGTCGCCGCCCGAGATGGCGTAGAGCGACGTCATCTTGCGCCCGAGGTACAACTCTAGGTCGTACAGCAGGTTGTTCCGCCGCGTCGACTCGCATGGCGAACGCTCTACGATCTGGACCTGGGACTGGAGCTCATGACCGATCGTCGCGCGGTCAGCCTTGAACCAGGGTTCTCCCACGCCCATCGGGACGCACCATTCACCGCCGCTGTCAATAGGCTATTTGGCCTAGACGCGACTCGCAGCAATGGCGGAAACGCCATTGGTCTTTGGCTGAACAGGCGGTCAGCTTGACGCCGAGAGCCGTCCAGGCTCATCTTTGGCGAGTAACTGGGCGCCGCCGGTCTTGACCACCGACGACGCCCGCCCCTTCCGACAAAGGAGCCACCAATGAATACCATGAAGACCCTGGCGATCGCTGTTCTGCTGCTGGCTGGGTGCGACGCCGCCCCAGGTGAAGCGCAACAGGAACTCACGGGACCGCTGCTGGGCAAGTGGACCATAGTGTCGACCGACGGACATCCGTCTACGTACCCAGTCGGCTCCTATGACTTCTCCTCTGATGGGACGGTCGTCGAAGCGCAGACCCCCGAACTGGGCAACGGGCAGTGGTTCAAGCCTTACAGCGGGACGTGGACGCTTGACGCTGACACCTTGACCGTCTCTTGGAACGACCAGACGGGGAACGTTGCCACCGTCAGCTATCCGACCGCGACGACGCTGCAGCTTCGGTGGCTGAACATGCTTCAGCTTCTGAAGCGCTAACCAAGGTTGCGCCCGCGGTCTGCGAAGTAACCGGCCCTCACGTTCGCCGCCGGCTTTAGCATGCGGTTCATGTGCTCCTTGAACGGGTCCTCGGCGATCGGCTGAACCTCCTTGGGCAGTTCGCGCAGCATGTCACGGGCGTGGCGCCAGGCGTACAGCCAGGCGTCGCCAGGGTCCGAATGGTCGGCGTCTTCGGCCACCTTGCCGGGTCGTTTCCAGCGCAGGCGCTTGGCCTCCTTGATCATGAGGTTTCCCGTCTCGACGAACGTGCGGCCCTCGCGCAGGTCGTTGTTCAGCCACTCGATGAACTGGACCTTCTGCGGCTTGTCGGCCTGCACCCAGTGGATCTTCGGCGCGTCTGACCGAAACGTTTCGATGGTCTTGCGAGTCGCATGGCCTGCCGGGTCGTAGACCACGGTCGGCGGACTGCCATCGGCGCAAGGGAACTGGACGGCCAACTCAAGGATGCGACGGAACAGCTGGTGGTTGGTCTGCTGGCCCTTGGTCTCCATGTGGCGCAGGCGCGACCACTGGCGCAGCGGCTCGACGCCCATCACGCTGATGGCGTCGTGGTCCTTCCAGCCGAGGTCGAGCCCGATGACATTGGCGTGCCAGGCGTTGCCGTACGCTGGCACGATGGCGTTGTCAGGGATGTAGTAGACCAGCGCGTCGGGGTCGACGATCCAAATGCCCAGCCACTCGCGCTTGTACGTGACAGAGTTCTCGTCGAGCGCGTACATGGCCCGCGCCTCGGCCAGACCATCGCGTCCAGCGCGCACGTAGAAGGGGTTCTGGTTGACCGTCCAGTGGTGCTGACTCGACCACTCGGCGTTGTGGCAAGCGTCGAAGAAGAAGCCCTCTGCGACCTCGGCTGGCGTACCTGTGGCGTAGACCTGGCCGCGGTAGTCCAGCGTCGTCGGCATGATAGCCGCGGTGGCCAGCTTCGCGAACCATGCCGGCGCGAGTTGCGCCTCGTCGATCCACACCAACCTGAACTTGCGACCGCGCGCCCGCTCGGCGTCCTTGCGCGTGTTGAAGCCCAGCACCTCGATGCGGCTCGTTCCCCAATTCCAACTGCGTTCAGACCACCGCTCGCGCAGTCCGAGCTCGTACGTCTGGTTGTACTCGCGCAGGTCCTCCCATACGATGTCCACGCCCTGCTCGTCGCTGGGGGCGAAGTAGCAGACGCCCGCCGGCCCGCGCATGGACAGCGCATCGAGGCTCTTGGCGATGAAGCTGGTGGTCTTGCCGGCGCGGCGGCCAGGGTCAGCCGAAACCAGCGGTGCCTTGTCGTCTACCAGTGCGAGCTGTTCAGGCCCGAGAAGCTGCCTGAACGCGCCCCAGTTGCGCGGCGTCGTCGCCGACTGCGCGCGGACTACCCTACGGGCGAGCTCGGCGAGTTGCGGCGATGGAGCGCGCATTCATCGCTTGCCCTTCTTCCCGCGCCGCTGCTGGTTGAACGCGATGGCTACCGCCTGTTTGTCTGGGTAGCCAGACTTGACCAGCTCGGCGATGTTGGCCGACCTGACCGCGGCGCCCTTACCCTTGAGGAGTGGCATCCTTCAGCCCTTCGCGCCTTGCCGTGGCCGATGCGTACGCCGCGCGTTCCTCCTGCGACAACCTGGCGAACTTGCGCCGCATGCTCTTGACGCTCACGCCCGCGCGTTCTGCTGCTCCTTGCAGCGCCTTGGCAACGTAGCGCTTCACAGTTCCTCCTCGTTCGCACCGAACAGCACAGGCGTCTGCGTGGCCTTGAAGCCGTCGGGGTCCTTCATGAACTCCCGATGGGCCATCTCGAGCTCGCGAGCGCCACGTATGAACGCGAACCGATCGGCCTCGCCCAGCGACTCGTAATGCTTGCGCACCTTCGAGAAGCTGACGCCCATCCCGGTCGCGTGGTCCTCAAGCACCTTGCGAATGGCGGCAGTCATCGCGTTGTCTCCAGCTCCAGCTTGTTGCGCCGCATCCAGTGACGGAAGCTCGGCGTTGGGCTGCGCGCGTAGGCCGGGCGCCCCGCGTCGACCCAGAGCCGATACCCGAAGCCCTCGCCCCTGAAGTCGCGCTTGACGTAGAGCATCTCGAGCACGTCGGCCTTGGCCACAGCGAAGCCCAATATCACGCCGCCCGACTCGGCAATCAGCGCCGTGCCTTCGAGCGCCGCATCCACGTCAGGACCGTGCGCACGCTGCGCCAGCCGCCAGGGTAGCTGCTTCTCGCCCATCTGGTGGTTGCGCACCTTCAGCGTCGTCTCGCGCACGAAGGCCCGATCAGCGGAGCCCATTGGTCGAACCGCCACAGGCAGCTCTGTTGGCGCCTCGATGACCAGCGCCGTCATGGCTTCACGTCGCCCGTCACGGTGATGGCCTCGTCGCGGCGTTGCGACTCGCGCTCGGCGTGCTCGAGCAGTTCGCCGAGGCGCTTCTGAACCGCAGCGTCCACGGCATCGACGTCGCGCACCGGGCCAAGCACGCGGTCGAGGTACATCCGCATGTACTCCGGCTTGCACCGCAGCTGGATTGACACCTCACCGTCATCGCTGACCACTCGGATCATCTCGCCCATGGCCAACGCCTTGAGCCTGGCGAAGACCTCGCGCATGCCCTCGGGGCTGGCGTGCTCCTTGGCGATCATGCGCTCCACTCGGCGCTGAGCTACGTTGCGGCCTAACGGGTTTCCGCTCTGACCCGGCTTCCACGGCTTCATGCCAGCGGGCAGCGGACGCCGGTGAACTGCCGGCAAGGTGGAATCAGACCCGTCGGCGCTCATGTGATCCACCGCAGTTCGATCTCTCGCGGCGTGGCCTCCCTCAGAACCTGTGCCGCTGTCACAGTGCGCGGCTTGGCGAACCTGCCGCCGAACATGGCCAGAGACACGAGTAACGTCTCACCGTCATCAGACACGACCCTGGCGAGCTTCCTGCCTGCAGTGCGGTTGCCGGCGCAGGCGCTCACGTGCACGACGACCTTTGTACCTGGCGTCATATCACACCCTTAGCACCACTTTGCCCATCAGTCTACTTAGACTATCGGTTTAGTAGGGTATTCAGGTGCAACGAGGGCGATCTCTGTAGCGCATGGCTTCCAGAGAGCTTCTAGAACGGTCCGTGTGCCGGCGCTGTCAGCGCGCGACGACCGGTGATGTCAGCGGAGCCCCTCGACGTGTCCCGGCGCGCCCTAGCCCTCGAGCGGCTGCGCCTCGCGTGCGATTGCGGCTGCCTATCAAATCCGCCGTCGCCTGGGAGTCAGAGGTATTCATTGGCCCCGGTTCTTCCTCATCTGCCGAGCGGAGATCTCCGCTGCCTTGTCCGCGGTGCTTCCCCTGGTCTTTGCCCATGGGTCCACTGGCCCGCGAACCTTCTTCGCTTTGCGTCGCCACCGAGCCTTGGTCGGCGCGTCGTGGCCTCCGTCTGGTTTCATCCGCGCCTTGATCGGCTTCCCCTTGTGGTCTCGGCAGATCCCACCTGGGTCAATATTCAACAGCTCGCCGCGCGCGCGGAACCATGCGATCCATCCACGCTCGGCGTCCTCCCAAGCATCCGAGACTCCGATGAGCAGCCGCACTGACGGCGCAGAACCCTGTGCGTCTAGGTCGGCGAACCATCGTCGCATCTCGCGGTTGGTTGGCTTCTCGATGTGGTCAGCCAGCCGGTCGAACAGCGGCCGAATGGTCACGCCCACGTATCTGACGCGCTCGTCGCGTGGGTCTACCAGGGCGTAGATCTGCCATGGCCCGTTCGCAACGGCTGCCGCCGGTACGCTCGACCACAGCACGAAGCTCACCGCCGCTCCTTCGCCCGCCGCCAGCCCATCTCACGGCACACGCGCTCCATGCGCTCGTCGTCGCTCTCCTCGGGTGGCCGTTGCCCCGCATGCGAGTCGCACGTCTTGGTCAGCGTCACCCCCGGCAGCGTAAGCAGCAGCGCCTTGCACGACGGGTGCGCGCAGTACCGCATGAGGCTTGGCTCGGTGAGCCGCTTAGTTGCGGTAGGGTCGCGAACGACCGAGAGCGGGCGCATCAGAACGGGATCCCAAAGCCGTCGTCAGTGACGAGCCTGCGCGCCTCGAACCGCCCCCGGTGCGCGGCGATCTGCGTCTCGTCCCACTCGCGCATCGCCTGCCGCCACGGGTCGCGCGGGAACCACTTGGGCCGCCTGAACACGCCGTCAGTGCTGTCGTGGT